CTGTTAGCCCAAATAGTAGTTCCATACGCAACACCATCTTCTTCCCAAACGTTTTCAGTGGTGTGCTGTTCGATAGTACAATCAAAAGGCGTTTTACCCTCACCCATTGTTACGGTAATAATATCGCCTGTTTGCAATTCGGTGGGGGTGATTACTTCTTCTTCGTCAACCACCTCTACCAATTCAGGACTGATGCAAGCACTAAAGATGGTATAATCACTCACAAACACAGTTTGCCGCAATCCGGTTCCACCACCAACACTTACCTGACAATCAACTTCACCTGACCAAATTTCGGTTGATGAAGATGTGAAAGGCGGTGTTGCCGATACAACCTTCCTGCTGATAACAGCAGTGTGTGGATATGCAATATTTGTTAGTGTTACCATCTATCTGTCCTATCTTTCATTCCATGTGAAACCACCGCTTCACCATATTTATCGTATATCTTGTTCGCCGCGTCCAAAAAGGACTTACGATCATTGACACCGATATTTGTCGAAGCAGTCGTTCTTTTCCAGTTTCCTTTTGAAACAGATTCGCCTCCTTTACTGAACGTATTAAACAGCACCATATACAAGTCAGCTTGTGCCAACTCTTTCGATTTGGTAGTCACTTCTGATTCATCTGATGCTACTTCGATACCTCTTTTCAAAAGTACCGATGTCATGTTTTTTGCAGAAAAATCTTCAGCAAATAATCCATTCAAATAATCTTCAATTGGTGTTGCCATTTTTATTCAGTTTAGGATGCTTCGTCTGTTTTCAGGATAAGCAAGTAACGGCTTACATTCGGTACTACCAAAGCAGTCAATTCAGATTCAATATACTGGATAGTATTTTTTGAATCGAAAGTCTGCCTCAACACAGTACGTCCACCGTCAAAAAGCGCTACCCTTGCTCCGGGGTCTTGAATGACGATAGGTTCAACAGCTTTGATTGTTCCCAACTGACCGGCAGGACGTAATACAACATTTGCTTCGTCAAATGGACGAATCTGCGTGTATTCCACCGCCCGTGTAACAGGATTGTATTTATCAACCTGAACTAAAGCGTCAATCACTTTCACAGGAGGCAACCCGGCTTCAACCAAAAATTGCTGAATCATGCTTTCTGTTACAAGGAATCCTGCAACATTAGCAACGTCAGCATTCATATTCTGGAACAAAGCGACTTGCTTTCTCACCTGAGTATGATTTTTGAAAGTAGTCCACAATGCTTTTGACATTTCAAATTCCCCGTAAGGAATCATGTTGTCCTGTGCATACTGCACCATTGCCTGTAAATCACCAATCGGATTTGAATTAGTCAAATCTGACCACACATAAGCAGTTCCGGGAGTTCCGAATCCACCTGCATGTTCAACGTTTGCTGTTGGTACACCAAAATCAAACGAAAGGTTCGCAATACCTCCGGGGTTGTTTGTCGCTGTGATAGCGAAAGCCCCTGTCGATACGGCCTGATGCCGCATGTAGGTAAGCGTATTGTAATTACCTCCGATAAGTTTATCTGTCGAATTGAACAATATTTTCGCCAACTGATTTTGCATACCCTGCGTAACAGTTCCAAAACGTTGTGCCAAAATCATTTGTTCGCGGATGACCTTTTCGTCCATCGTGAAACCATGTTTAAAACGTGGTATTTTGCCACTTGAAATAGTGGCTGTACTCATTGCGTGAGTTCCGCCGGGAGAATCAATATCAACGAATGTTGCCATTGCGTAAACTCCCAATTCGGCTTCGAGTTGTTCATACGAAAAATCAATCTGGATGTTGTCATCCCACATGAATCCGTCCGTATTCGGTGCGTTGTACTTATCTGCCAACATTGTGTCAACAAATTCCTGATAGTTTGCTGCATCAGCTAAACCCAACGCCATGATGTCGTAATAACTTGCATTTCTATTTATCATTGTCGTAGGTTTTAATGTGCATTATCAAACTTAATCGTAGTCAACGCTGTCTTGACACCATCACTCATGTACGGTGTACGTTCAGCATATACTGTTCCGGTATGAACTCCTGCTACTGTTGCAACAGTGGTATCAGATTCAACGTAAACATCGTTTGCTGTCAAAGCATTCGGGACTGCGTAAGGAACAGTTGTTCCCTCTGCAACACCTTCTGTTAGTAATGAATCAACAGCGAGTGATGTTCCCAGTGAACTTCCAACGATAGTTATTTGGTCATACCCAACACCATCTGTTACCACTGAAGTTATAGCACCAACGGTAATGGTTTCCATTTCACCTCCTGAAATTGCAGGTGGTACTCCAATGAAGTTCCCTACTTTCAATCGTGGCTGTCCGGGAAAAACTTTGACTTTCAAAGTTGTCCCTGTGGTCGGATCGGTATGAACTGCAAAGAAATTAGCGAGCTTTGCCGTGTGAGCGGCTGTATCTATTTCTACGGGATGTCCGGTTGCAATTACTGTCCCTGCTGCTGGCAAATTCTGGATTACTCCACCTGCTTGCCATTTGCCATTGGGATCAATACTTCTCCAGACAGGTATTCCGCCACCAAAACTTGATGACGTTGGCCCGTAAGCATTTCCTGTACTCATTTTATTTTATGTTTTAAATTTTTGAACTATGTTTGCGCCGGTGCAGGTAATTTACCTGACTTTTGCAACTGTGATTTCAGTTCATTCAGGATTGGCGTTCCTTTGTTTTTGCCACCGTCATTTGCATCAACAGGGTCAATGCCTCCAAGTCCACTTGCTGCACGAAAATCTTCATATTGAGTTTTCCATCCGGCAATTAACTTTTCAGGCGAATCATGTTGATTCATTTTTAATTCAACGGCAAGTGCTTTATCACAAAGCGGCTTCTCTGATTCTGAAATCTTGTACTTTTTGTAGAACGCATTCTTAGCTGATGCAATCATTGCATCTGTCGCCTTTTGTTTGTCAAAAGCTGACAACTTATTTTCAATTTCTTCCTGCTTTGCCTTTTGTTCTTCGGCGATCCGCAATTGTTCAGCTTTAAATTCTGTGAACCATGCAGGTTCGCCGTTATCTACACCAGGTTTTGGCTTGGCATCATCAGGTTTTTTCGGCGATTCAGTCTTTAATTTTTTAACTGCTTCTGCAATTAAATGACTTGTTTCACCGCTAAATTCTGTCAATAGTGCTGAGTAAGGTTCTACTGCTGCTTCGATAGCTGCTTCATCAGTGACGGTAGCAGAGAGAATGGTTGCCAGTGTTTCCAGCGTCCGGTCGGAAGGTGACGAACTGTTTGCTCGTTTCAATTTCAATTGTGCTAAGATTTTTTCTTTCACTTTGAGTAAAATTTAAAATTAATTTGTAACAAAGATATATAAAATATTTATATCCAAAATCATTTAGATACTTATTAAATTATTTACAAAGTATCTGCTTGGTTATGAAATTATTTTAAAAGCAAGTATTATCTGTTTTTATTTGGTGGAATAAAGAAATTGTTGTAGGTTTGTGATGGCAATGGTCAAGATTGCAAAAGATATTGAGTTATACAACTCATAAAGCCCGATTTCTGCTGCTTGACCCAGTTGATTTCGGGTTTTTAAATTATATACAGACATGAAAAAACCAAGACCGATTTCTCATTTTAAATTTACGGAAGAAGAATATCAGGATTATCTGAACGGGAAAGAGATATGGCGGGATGTGGAAGGGTATGAAGGGAAATATCGGATTTCAACTTTTGGAAAAATTAAAAGTTTGGACAGAAGGATATATCCGAAAACTTACCCACAATATCCATCGTATGTATTAAAAGGTAGAATTATGAAAGCTGTGGTAAATGAAACAGGGTATTATATATTACAACTATGTGATAGTGGTAAAATAAAAAATTATTCAATTCATTCTTTATTAGGAAAACATTTTTTGAAAAACCCTGAAAATAAACCTTGCATAAATCATAAAAATGGCATAAAAATAGACATTGAATTGAGCAATCTTGAATGGGCGACTTATTCAGAAAATTCAATACATGCTTTTGAAACAGGACTTCAAATTCCAAATATGAGAGGAAAAACAGGCAAACTATGTAAATATAGTAAGCCAATAAAACAATTGACTTTAGATGGAAAATTAATTAAGGTGCATTACGCAGTAAGGGATGCTGCAAGAGAAACTGGGATAGATCATTCATATATAAGTGCATGTGCAAGAGGTAAACACAAATCTGCTCGTGGATTTAAATGGGAATATGTGTAATTTTTATAACTTTACCGCAATCAAAAAATGATTAATGGCAAAGAAGGAAAAACCGGTTCATGTTCCAGTCTTTCGGGAACAATTAAAACTGAAAGAAAAAGATATAATACCCCAGAAGAATTTTCAGGAAGACGTGTTGCTTTCTGACGCAAACATCACACTGATAGGAGGTTCCAGGGGTGCTGGAAAAAGTTTCAGTCTTGTTTTAGATCCCCTCTACGATTGCGCGAATCCCAATTTTACAGCCATGTTTTTCAGAAAGGAAACTTCTCAGATTGAGAAAGGGCTATATGACGAATCATTAAAAATATACCCACTGCTTGGCGCAAAAATGACAAAACTTCGTGCTGTTTTCCCATCAGGGGCAATATGTATGTATGATCACCTGCAAAATGAAAGCGTAACTTCAATAGAAACCCGATTTAAAGGATTATCCATACCTGCATTTTACTTCGATGAAATAGATCAGATTTCATTTCAGACACTAAAGCGGGTGATGGAATCAAATCGTAATCCTTACGGTATTCGGAACAGAATCATCGGAACCTGTAATCCTTCACCGACGACTTGGTTGAGAAAATTTGTAGATTGGTATATCGGCCCCGACGGTTTAATAGACCCTGACAGAGACAGGCGTATGAGGTATTTTTATTTATATGGGACAGAAGTTACCGATATAATATGGGGTAACAGCAAATCCGAAGTTATAGAAAAAGCACAGGAATACATAGATGATGCTTGGAATCCAGAATTTGCAAAGTCTGGACTAACAAAGCATGATATGGTAAAATCAATTGTTTTTATCAGGGGTGATTTATCTGCAAATAAAATACTATTAAAAAATGACCCAAATTATTTATCGTCAGTATCACAGGGTGGTGCTTCATCTATTGCAAGGAATTTAAAAGGTAATTGGAATGTTCTTGAAGATGGCGAAGAACTTGTAAGCAGAGAAAGAATGGATCATTTCTTTGACGAAGATAGAACTGCCGCAAAAGACGATATAATGTACATGACAATTGACGTAGCCCTTTTAGGATTGGACAACTTCGTTTGTTGTATTTGGAATGGACTTCATTTAGAAGATGTTGTCGTGAAAGAAAAATTGGATTCAGCAATGGCTGTCGAAGTTGTAGCAAGTTTAATGAATGAATATGGCGTTCGTGAAGATAGAGTTTTTTACGATTCAATTGGAAATGGGCAGGCTTTGACGTGCTATAAAAGAGCAGTTCCGATATTTGCACAGTCTGCACCTATTGGGAATGAAATAGCATACGATAGTCTAAAAAGCCAAATCCTTTATTCGTTAGGTAAATATCTCATTGAGGGTAAAATGACTTGCTCACCATACGCATCAAATAAAATGTTCAAATACGGAAAGGGTCTTAAAAAGCAAAAAATGACATTCAGGGAAATCATGCAAAATGAACGTAGGGCATTAATGTTGGACGATACATCTGGCAAGACTAAGATGAAAAACAAAAAAATGATGAAAGCCATCCTCGGTCAATCCCCTGACTTTTTAGAAGCTGTGGCATATCGTATGATGGCTGAATTATCAAAGAAGAAAGTAAAAGGGTTCAAAGGACTTTGTTATTTGTAGTGTCAAGAATAATTACTATATTTGAATTGCCTTACTCGGAACTTATAAGCCGAGGACAACGTGATGCAGTTACACGCTGGCAATTCTTTTTTAACTGCATTATTTTAACTGCAAAATCATGGAAGAAATTTGGAAAGATGTAATCGGATATGAAGGGTCATATCATGTTAGTAATTTAGGTAATGTTAAGTCGTTATCAAGAATTGTTTGGAATGGATTTGGTTGGCATAAACTAAAAGAAAGAGTACTGAAACCAAGTTTAGATACAAAAGGTTATTTGTCAATAGTATTATCTTTGGATGGAAAAGTAAAAACAAGGTCTATTCATCAATTAGTAGCAGAATCTTTTCTTAATCATGTTCCATGTGGATCTAAATTAGTAGTAAATCATAAAGATTTCATCAGAATTAATAATAAATTAGATAATTTAGAACTAATCACAACAAGAAAAAACACAGATCAAAAACATATCCAAAATACAAGTAAATATGTTGGGGTTTGTTGGGTAAAAGAAAGAAACAAATGGCAGGCTGCTATAACTTTTAAAGGAAAAGTAATTTATTTAGGCAGATTTAATGATGAGTATGAAGCACACTTATATTATGAAAATGCAGTAAAATCAATAGAAAATGGAACTAAAATCGAAATAAAAAAGAAAATAAAAACATCAATATATAAAGGTGTTAGTTTGAATACTAAATCAAATAAATGGGTAGCAACTATCACTATTGATGGTAAAACGAAATATTTAGGCAGCTTTAATAATGAAATTGATGCTCATAAAACATATCAGGACAAATTAAAAGAAATCCAAAAATAGCAGTCATACAATATCTTTAATTTCACCCCTGTCAATCGTATATCTTTTTTCATTACATTTGTGGTATCATAATTAATAATAAAAACACAAATATTATGGCAACACAAATATTTTACAAAGACGGGGCGAAATGGGTTGTAAACCAATATCGCCTTGACTCAGGGTCATGCCTTGCAGTTGAAAGCGACAATGGATTGATGGTCAGCATCAAGTTAAAATCCAATTTAACCACAGTAGC